TCAGACATTATTCACCCGTCGATGGAACTTCTAAGTAGTCAACCAACTGCGACTTCTCAGCGTAGTGCATAATCTTCGCATCTGCTATCTGATTGTAAACCTTGAGACAGCGTTCCTTATCACTCAACAAGACAGAGACGAAAGTAGATTTCTTGAACTTAAACACCTCTTGTGTATCTGGGTCCGTCCAAGTAGGTGCCTGAACCGAACCACCGAACAGTTGGTGTACTTTCATAGCCTCATACCAAGAATTGTAATCGTCAATTCCACGGTCAAAGAGAATGACGAACTCCGCTACTCTCTTTGGTGGTCCCAATCTATTCTTTATGACCTTCGCCTTACACTTCACACCAATACACTGCTTCGTGGTTGGGTCTTTGATCTCACCAGCTATTGCCAAACGAATTCGTGTCGAAGTGTGATACGCCATTGCCTTTCCACCACTTGTCGTATATTGGTCTGCGAACGGCATCGCGTTCATCTTCATACGTAATTGATTCGTGAATACCAACGCCACCTTCTGATCGCCTATCATCTTCGTAATCTTGCGGAGCGCCTTACCCATAATGAGCGCCTTATCGGTAGCATATCCAGCTACGCCATGATCCGCTTCTGCTTCACTTTCCGTCGTAGCACCGGAAACGGAGTCTACAACAATCGTTACGAGCCTATCCTTATCTGACTTTCGAACCGTCTCAATGATATTCTCAATGAACGTAAAGATGTGTTCTAATCTATTCTCATTGACATAGATTCCTTTACGCATGTCCAAACCAACAGCTTCAAAAAATTCTTCATTGACCGCAGTTTCTGTGTCAATAAGAACAGCCACACCACCTCGTTTCTGTGTATTCTTTAAGAGGTGAGCGGCGATAAGACTCTTACCAGTGCCTTCAAGCCCTTGTAATTCCGTAATTCTACCACATGCAATTCCACCATTCTTACGGTTGGAGATCGCGATATCTAAAATTGAAGAACCCGTAGAAATGAAGTCGGTAAACAAAGTTGGTGCATCACGATCTAGCCCCAAACGAAAAGCGACCTTATCCTCATCACTGAGCTTGTTCAAGTTGTCAGCGATAATCTGAGTAAGATCGTCATTTTTCTTTGTCATCGGAACTCCTTTCAAAAAGAGCACAGAGCGAGCTATGAACTCGCTCTGTGCGTTGGGTGATTAACTGTTAAACAGCTTGTCGAATTCTGCAGCGACATCAGATGAATCCGTTTTTGCGTCCTCATCATCATCACCGTCATCTACGATAGGATCTGCCGTAACTTCTACAACAGGTTCTTCCGAGTCCTCAGATTCGGTAGAAACTTCCTCCTCAGATTCGGTAGAAACTTCCTCTGTCTTAGGAGCAGGTGACTTAGTTTGTGTCGTAACAGATTGATCTTCTTCGGGATTAAGGTATCGTTCCAAGAAGGCTTCCAACACCTCATAGGTTGGCTCTGAAAATACCTCATAGATGTCCGGCTGCTTGTTAAGCCATTCCTCTAACTTCTCCGCATCAGCTGTCAATGGTGATTGGTTCGGCTTCATACGAGTTGTTGTTTTCGCAAAATTCGTATCGCTTTCCTTCTGCGGTGTGAACTCAAGAGTGATATCACGTCCAGCTTCTACATCCGTAATGTCGCCCCACTCAGGGTCCGAAATAACTGCCAACAACTCTGTATAGACCGTCTTTCCAAATCCCCAAAATCTTACGCCTGCGTCCTCTTCACCACGAACGATAACAGGAACGAACGTGCGCAGCTTAGGAGCAAACTGCTTTGAGTAAGTCCAATCGTCCTTATCGTTTGTGCTACGAAGTTTGTCTGCGAACTCAGCAATAGGGTCCGGATTTCCTCGCGTCAACGGCGAAAGGTGAGTCTTGTTACCAAGGTAGTGAAAGTACAACTCAATGAAAGGATTTTCTGCATTTTCCTTCCAAGGCACTATCCTAATGGTTGATTTTCCTGCGGGTGGTTTCCAGCTAGCGGACGAACGGTTGTTCTGTCCTTGGAGGGTGTTCAACTTCTTTCGCAATGCATCAAAATCAAGTGCCATGATACTTCTCCATTAATTATTTAGTGTTTAGTATTTTAGTTTTATTGAAAACCATTCACTACGCCGTAGTGAAACTCTTTGGCGGCTCTGCCGTCCTATATAAGTAGCATGCTCACAGTCGTTTCAGCGATATTGCACCAACAACGATTCAATCTCCTCAACGGCCGCAGGCCCAATCTGGTATATCTTACGAACTTGTTTTGGGGACCTCATTATCAATTGATTTAAAGTTTGTACCCCCACCCTTAACAAACAATTTCGAGTCCGTCTAGATAAGTTAAGATCAAACACAAATATATCATTCTGTTTGTGTTTTAGACTCAACCGTCTCTTTGCTTCCTCAATGCTATTCAACATTTCATCTAAATCAAACCGAGTCCAGTAACCTCCACCCCGATCCTTTACCCGAACTTGTCTACCCTTAACTAATTCAAGGAGTTTACAATGCCTCACTCTACTTTCCGATATATTCATACGTTCCAAAAACTCTCTACAACACCCATGATATTTTCGGATTTGATGAACCTCTCCCTGAGGATCGACAACAAAGTAATATTCCCACTTCGTCCCTAACGATCTCCAACCTGAACGGTGATATTTTACTTTGCCACTGGTTATTAGACTCCAAGACTTGATACTCAAGTCGTTATTTTTACAAAATTCCTTCACTGGACCATCACGGAGTCCAAATCTTGGGATCAGTATCTTATGTTCTTCATTTTTTGGACTTATCAAAACTATAGTAGTTACACCAGATCCCACCCTGCGTTTATGGCCGTCCAAAAGATTTTTAGCTAGCTCCTTTTTTTCAACGAAATAAGGAAGCATATCCGTGATAAATTTCTCCGTATCCCCAGCACCGATGGCCCATTTATATGAAATGTTTCCCGAGTTAGAATTGCATTTTTGACTATGTAGAGCACCACCCCATCTTCTCTGAAATTCTTCTGTTATGGGAAAATCACACTGAGTAAACTGTGCTCTAATCCGCTCATCATACAGTCCCAAACAACCATCCCCATCAAACATCCCCGCAAAATAACTAATGGTGGAGTTTTTCAATCTGGAGCTAGAATATACATATTCATGTCGTGATTCTTTAAGTAATCGTTTTACTTTTGTCAAAACATCTTGGAAAGATTTATCCTTTCTTGCTCCGTTCATCAAATACCGAAGACGCCAAAAGTGAAACGCTTTAGCCAAACGTGCGGTTTTCCTTTTCAGTATCAAAAACGGAATAATATCATTAAGAAACTGAACTTGGTTTCGTTGACTTGACGGACTCCAAAGATATGATGTTTTGCCAGAAGGTAAACTAGACGATGAGATACAGCCGCCCCATCTTCGTTGGTATTCCGACAACACCAACAAATCTATCTGGTCGACATTTATCCACATTACATCACCGTTCCCACCAACCGAAACACAACCTTCGGCGTCAAAAAACCCAGCGAGATATTCTATATTCATAACCTATTCCATTTTTTATACAATTCCCATGAAAGATACCATGAATCATGATATTTGTCAAGGGGTCACTTCTTCCTCGTCTAACTTGATGATTTTTCTAACCTTAGTGTGAATCTTTTTGAGGTGCCCGTACTGCGTTACCAAGATCATATTCTGTAATTCACTCCACTCAACCTGGAAATTCTTGTCAGGTTGACCACCGTTCTGTTCGACCACCAACTTATTGAGCGCATTGATGGTGTACAAAGTGTTGGTCTGCTTCTTACGATGGAGAGAAATCGTGGAAGGCGGAACCGGATCCCTAATCTCAGCTGAAGAGACTACGTTGTAAGTACAACACAAAGAACCTTCATCATCTACGTTATCAAGAACATAAATAGAATTGAATGCTATCTCATAGCAAGTAACGATTTTTTGTATCGTCTCTTCTAAGATTTCCTCTGTACAGAAAGTACACAGTAGTTGCGTCTGCATCTTCATCTCCCCATAACCCCTAGTGTTTATTCTGGTTATAAGTAGTGGGTGCTGAGACTCAAACTACTCTGTAACTGCCCTCCCTTTCAGAGCTTCCCAATCACGTTCTGGCCTCACTGACAAATTAGTATCCCACGCTCCACGGATCGTTGGAATTAGAATACCTTCCTTCCGACAGACCGCCATCAACGCATTCATATCCTTTGGAAAACAATTATGAGAAATGATTCCTGAGTCAGCATCAATCCAATAAAGATCATCCTTTTCTTGACTTGTGTTATTGCTCCGAAGATGTAAGTTACATACCTCTCCCTCATATGAAAATTTTTCAATTTTCGTAATTGGATATTTCTGAATCATATTTAAATACTCCCATTTTTAATAAATCTTTCTTTAACAAGATTTCTACTTGGCATTCATTTTGTTCTTTAATATATTGAAATTTTTCCTTTTGTAATTCCCAAAAATAATCAGCTTTAATATCCACATACTTATCTTCGTCAACGAGATAAAAATCGGGATAATAAGATCGAGAATTTCCATCTCCGTCAATATAAGAAATTCTTCCTCTATGAGAATAAAATCTAATACCATTATCTATAAGATATAATGCATACATCAATTCCCATTTTCCTTGAACTTTAATAAGACCACCTTTGGTATTGATCGTATACCACTTACACCGCCCGACCTTTACCCCATCAAACTTTCC